TTACTTTTTCTAATTTCCAAAAATCTAAAGCTAGACAAGAATTACTTAATTGTATTTATAATTCTAAAATTGAAAATGCTAATTATTGGAGTGCAGAATTTATATGTGCAGGACATTTTCTAGATTTATGGGATATCATTATTTTATATGCTACTAAATATGTTCATTGTGGAAATCCTAAATTACCTATTTATTTAAATATGAGATACGAAAATTTTAGTAATATTATTAATTCTGGTTATTCAAGTAATATTATCGTATTACGTAACAATCCTAAAATTAGAAAACTATTTTCTGAAATTATATGTATATTATGCTATTCTAATAAAAAACATAATTATCAACAAGTTAAACTTAATAAAGGACAAGAATTTGATTTAACAAATATTAGTAGTAAATTTAAAGCACCTAATGTAAGTTATGTTGAAAATATTTTTAAAGATGATGATCCAAAAGAATTATTTATACCTTTTAATGAACTAATTTATAGTATTACTAATAAAAATATTATCGACTCTTGCTATTGGTATGAATGGATTATTGAATATGAAAATATTTGCAAAAAAAAGAAAAAAAAATGTATCTGTCAAGGAAGAGCATATGCTCCTAATGGAACTCACAATGATATCATTTGGATTGTATGGGACATATTATTTTATTATAGTGAACCAACTAATTCTCTAAATAAAAATATAAATTTTTTACCAATTATTAACAAACTTATTAAATCATTATATAGTTTATTTACCATTAAATATAAACCCACATTTAAAACTAAAAGAAAATACATTATTTATTATGCATTTTCTATACTTACAGATAATATTGATTTTAATATTAATATTACTAATGAAACTGAAAAAATACAAGCAATTGTTGAAAAAATAAATAATCTTTATAAAGATATCAAAAAAAATGAAGTATCTCCTAACACCGATTATCTATTTAAAAATGTTAAAAAATCTAATATGGAAAAAACTATTGAAAAAATAGAAATAATTAATAATTTATAAAAATTGATTTAAATATTTTTTTTTGTATAAATGCATACTTCCTAATTATGACTAACGTCTCAGTCGCCTGGCTTTCACTCGATCCTGTCCGTCAGCAAATTGATTACTATCCTCGTGCTATTGCAACAAGAATCGAACAGAAATATAATCAACGTTCTAGTTATGAAAGAACCATTCCAACTAATATTGTATTAGGTAGCGATTTCTTTAATGCTACAGTTCATTTTCACCATCGTAATGGTTGCTATCAAACTACTCCTGGTATTAATTTAGGAAGACATGGATTGAAACCGCCCGGTATGCGAAGTGTTAAAAGAATTCAATTAACTTCTGACATGACTCATGTTGAAGTTCATGCTAAAAGACATCATGGTGAATGGAGGATCACAAATCATCCTCATCTTGCTGAAAGAACATTTAATATCCCAATACCTTCAGATGTAGTTGTTAATGGAAGTGAAGAAATCAATGAAAGTAATACATTCTGGAAGCCGGAAGATCTAAATAATGATGATAAATTTGTTGTTGTATGGCAGTGGTGCAGAGGAGTTCCAGAACGTCAAGGCGATTTAATGGCTTTGAGCGATGAATGGTGGCTTCCATATTTACAACATCAAAATCAAATTATTGAAACTGCTTATGGTGAATACGAACAACATGTTGATATTACCCTTGCTACAGATAATTCTAGTCGACGAATTAAATTCAATGAAAATAATTGTTTTGGAACTCAATTAGATATTATTAATCACAAATCTCGTTGTGTGCGACGAGTAGTTATTACTATTGCTAAGTTAAAAGAAAAATTAGAGGCGATGAATAATCAACCTCTTGATCCTGCAATTTTATCAACTCTTGTAGAAACAGATGAAATTCCTCACGAATATTTCTGTTGTATTAGCCAAGAAGTTATGATTGACCCTGTTAAAACAACTGATAATCATACATATGATAGATCATCAATTGAACGCTGGTTTCAAACTCGTCATACTTCTCCTCTTACCGGATTAGAGTTACATGATATTACACTTACTCCACATACTGAACTTAAAAATCAGATTCAAGAATATATTCGGTTGAAATCAAATGAACAAACACAATCAAATGAACAAACACAATCAAATGAACAAACACTTCAGATTACCTAATCACATCTAAAAAGAAGCATAGATTTCTTACCACAACCTACTTCAAATGGCTCTACTTTTTTTAATACACTTGAATTATTTGCTAAAAAAACTCCTTCTCTTAATTTAATACCTAAATTTTTACTTACTTTTCTTAGTGATAAATTCTTACCAGCATTTTCACGATAATAATCTTCAATAGGATTTTCATCTAGTTTTACCATAATAATATAAATTATAAATTTTTATTTATATTATTTTATTATATTAATTTTACTTTTCAAAATAAGTATGATATGCTAATGTATATCTATTTACATTGTCTTTTAATGCATAAACAGATAAATCACAAGCCATATGTTCAATATTTGGTTTGAAAACTATTACTCTACCAGGTTTAACATCTACATATTTTATTATTAGATTTTTTCTATCAGTATAAAATGCTGTTTGACCTCCCCAACTTGTATTCCAATTATCATTTAAATAAACTAATATTGTTGGACCATTTGCAGGACCATCAACATGCCAGAATCCTGGAGTACCTGGTAAATTTAAATTAACATAATTTCGGAAAATTTTTAATTTATCTTTATTTTTTAAATTAATATAAGGCACTATACATTCATAAAATAAATTATTGAAATATTTATTATCAATTATATTACACATAAAAAATTTTATAGAATTTGAATCCTGTCCGCTAATTTGTCTTTTCCATAAACATTTACTTAAAAAATTTTTATTTATATTTATGATTATTTCTTCATGAATTAAATTATCATAAATTTGTAAATCTTCTTCCTTAAAATAATTTCTACATTCATTTTTAATATAAAAATCATCTATATTAAAATTTTTTCTTATATTAAAAATTATTTCATCTAATTCACTCATATCATGATAATTTTTATCAGTATTTTCAAATTTATAATATAAATTATAATAGTTTAAAGGATTTTCATTTAATAAATCTAGTTCTTTATTTTCCATTTGTATTTTTATTAGAATTACTTTTAAATTATTTAACTACGATAATAAAATAAAATTTTGTATCCATATTTAAAGTTATATTTTTCTGGATAATAAGCCGGATTTTCTATAAATGTCCAATCTACATTTTTATTTAAAATTTTTGTCCAATCAAATTTTGATAATTTTGAATAGCTACTACCATCAAATTTATAATATTGTTTATTTATTGTTAATACACTTACAAAATGACTATTTTCTTTTGGTTTATAATGGTCTTTATTTGTTAATATTATACTATCTAGCTTGTATTTATATTTTTTACTATCTAATTCTAATTCATATTCCATTTTAAAATCAATTTTACTTTCATGGTCTTCAAATATAATTATATCTTGTTCTTTTGTAAAAAATAATTTTAACATATCTTCAATTGTACTATATTTTTTTTTTAAATTTATATCCACATCTATTGTTAAAATTTTTAAAATATCATATTTCAAATAACTCATTATTACTTTATAAAATTCTAATGGATTTCCTGCCTCATCCAAATTAGGTAAACTATAATGTGGTGATAACTTTTTTATTCTATTATATATTCTTTTTATTAAAAAATTTGTATCCAAATTTGATGTTAAAATCTTTACTTGTTCATGCAAATTTACTTTATTTTTTACTAATTTTGTTGAATCTTGATTATATGATGCTTCAATATATAAATTAAATATAAATAATAATTTTCGTAATTCTTGATCTTCTAATCTACTTTTATCAACTCTACGACCAGTTATCATCAAATTTCTAAAAAATCTAAAAAATTTTCTACCTTTATCACTAAAAAAAAATGTTACAAACATAGTATTAAACCAACAATTTGAATATAGTTGTTTTGGTGCAATAAATTTACATGGGTCAACATGTTTTGATCCCATTAAATTTTTTAATAAAAATTTTTTTACTAATACATTATTAAAATTTAAACATCTTGGTTTACTTATTGTTCCTATATTTATTTGTAATAAATTATTACATAAATTTACTGTTTGATTTTTTAATGTTTTTAACTTTTTAACATCTAATTTTCTATTTATATTTGGAGAATATGACTTTGATTTACGTGTTCTTCTTTCTGTAAATGAACTACGATAACCTTGCTGTTTTGATGATTTTATACTTTTAACTAATCTATCATAAATTTCTTTCTTTTTTGTTTTCATTATTAATATATTTAAAGATATTTTTTAGCAATAAATTAATAATTATAAAATATTATTAATTTATATAATGGCTGAATCTATTAGAAAATCAATTAATAAGTTGACTCAAAGCATTAAATCTACCACTTCTCAAAAATCCAAAACTCCAATTTTATCTCCTTTTCAAAGTAAACCTAAAACTGAACTAGAAACATTAATTAATACTCCTATTAATTCTATGGTTAGCACAAAATCTTCTGAAAAACCTTCTTTATCTCAAAAAGCATCTTCTATTGCTTCAAAAACAATTGAAACTGCTACTTCTATTTTTACTTTCAGAAATATATTATTTGTTATTTTATTAGTTTTTCTATTATCTTTCCTAGGATTTAATATTTTTACTTATTTAAGTGACGGAACTAATTTTTTAACTAATTTATTTGGTCCTATTTTTTCAACTACTGGAGAAGTTGTTGGTGATGCTACAAAAAATGTTGTATCTACTGCTTCAAGTGGAACTCAACAAATAGTTCAAACTGGTTCTGATACTACTAAAAATGTTGTAGATGTCGCCGCTACTGGAACTACATCTAGTATTGGATTTTTACAAGATCGTTTGAAAAAAACTGCTTCTGTTGTTAATCCTGAAAATAGTAATATATTAACTGATAATGTTAATAAAAAAATAGATAAAACTGATTCTCAACCTGAACCAGTTAGAACACAAGCATTACAACAAGGTTATTGCTTCATCGGTAAAATAAATGATACTCGCCATTGTGCAAAAGTTAATGAACGCCAACAATGTATGTCTGGAGATATTTATCCTACTATGGATATTTGTGTTAACCCTAATTTAAGAGCTTAACTTTTCATACATAATTTCTTACATCGTTTAAATGTTTTTCTTTTTTTAAATTGAGAACAACATTTTCTACAACCATCTTTACCATTTTTTGCTTTCTTGCAAACACTAATATTTTTTTTTGTTTTCTTTTTGTTATTAATTACTAAGTATGGCTTAAAAAATTTAAACATATCATTACTACTTCTATTACCTAAATAATTTTTTACCTTTTTCCCTTTTTTAAATACCATTATTGATGGAAAACCATCTATTGAATTTTTTAACGAACTAAAATCTATATAATCTAATTGACTAGCATCTATTTCTAATAATATACCATTACAATTCATTTTTTTTAATTTTTTCTTTAAAAACTCCCATTGGGATTTCATATTTTTACAATGAATACATAATTTACTGAATACTCCAATTAAACAAATTTTTTTTTCTAATAAATCTTTTATCACCTCTTTATCAAAAGAACCATTTTTTAATTCAATTATTTGCATATAATATTATAATATATTTTATAAAATTAAAAAAATATATTATATTTGTATAATCTAATTAATAATGGTATTTAATTATAAAATTTTAGCAATATTATTCATTTTTTTATTAGGTTTAATTTATTATACTAATTCGACAAAAGTTTTTGAAAATCTCTCCAATAATACAGAACAAAAAAAACCAAATAATTATACATGTCCTAATATGTTAATTGAAAAAGATGGAAAAATATTATTATTTAATTCTAAACTTGCTGCTGTTCCTGGAGTTAATCCTGTCCAATTTAATAGTTTAGAAGAATATTCAGAATTTATTGAATGGCAAAAATCTCAAAATATTAATTGTCCTGTATTATATCTTCAATATACAACTGATACACAAAATAACGATTTATTCCAAATTAAACCTTCAATATTTGAAAATTCTGGTGGATTATCCAGCACCAAATCTGATGCATTACCTGGAAAAACATCTCAAGATTATTTTGAAAAAAATAAAATGCTTGATGCTACTTTAGATTCTACACCTAATTCTAATATGAAATTTAATACTGGAATGTATTCTGGCTTTGATCAATACAATCAAAATGTCGGAGTTAATACTCCTCTAGATTTTTTATATAATGAAAAAACAACTCAATCAAGAAATCCCATGGACCCTAATTGGGGTGGAAAAGAATACACAAAAAATGCATTGCAAGAAGGTGATTATAAAGGACGAGAAGTATATAGATATAATACACCACAAATTAAAACTAATTTTAGAGAAATTCTTGATGATTAAATATTTATATAATATAAGATAAATGCGTAAAAAAAGTAACAAAAAACGAACTTATAAAAAAAAATTACCTAAAAAATCTCGTAAATTAAAAAAACCAAAATATAAGAAAAATGCTGGTACATTAAAAAAAATTTTAAGTAGAAGAATTAAAACTGAACCTCCAAATCCAAATACACTTATTTTAAATCCTTATTTTGATCCAAATAACCCCAAACCTGATGATATTATAATGACTCAAAGTGAATTAGATAGAAAAGAAGTTACTAAAGAAAAATTACGTGCATTAGAGGAAAGATATAATAATCCACAAATTAGGAGAAAAATATATTCAAAAGTAAATGAATTTAATCCTAAAGGCATAGATTCTGAGGATATTGCTGATGTTATGGAAATGGCAGGAGTTCAAAAGGGCAAAGCAGTTCAGGCTCTTAGACAAAATTATCTTGATCCAGAACTTGCTATTATTAAATTAAATAAAATAGGCTTAGATCCAGATGATATTAAAGTAGTTATGGATGAGGCGAGAGTAACTGAATTTGAAGCCGCATATTATCTTAAAAAACACAATGGAAATTATCTTAATGCAATAACTGAAGCTATGTCAAATTAAACAACTTAATAAAAAAATTATTTAAAGATAATTAATTTTATCTATTTACACCTTTGCACATTTAAAACGCCGATTTTAAGGCAGGTAATTTTTTAGTTTCCGTGTTCTATTTGATGGTTTCTTTACATATTTTTCTGTTCTATTATATGCTCCTTTAAATATATTTTCATACTTCTCTTTTGGAATATCTCTTATTACCTTTTCTATATTTTCTTTTAGTTTTTCGTGTGTTAATCCGTCTAACTTTTGTAATCTTGACTTTAACATACTGAAATAATTTTCAATTGAATTGGTAAAATGTTGATACGGAACAGCATATAATATATTATTATGTTTATTCACTAATGCTTTTATTCTTTCGTTTCTATGACTACTTGCATTATCTAAAATAATTAATTTATTTTTGAACTTTGTAGTTATATATTTCTCTAAAAACTCTAATAATCTATCTGTATTAATTCCACTCTTTTCATATAACTCCCAACCTAAAACACCTTTGGTAGAAATAGCAAATATTCCAGTATATTTTTTGAATACTTCTTGACTTTGTGTTTTTATTACACATCTTTTACCAAGTTCATTATAACAATGATTTCGTTTTTGTAATGATTTTATACTTGTTTCGTCAATACATATAATATCTTCTATTTTATATTTTTTCACTTCATCATAAAACTCTTTGATTTTCTTATTTATATCAATATCCTTACCAAAACGCTTATTCGGCTCGTGTCTAATTCTTGTAATTTTCAAGGTAATATTATTATCATTTACTATTCGGTTCAAATGAAAACGACTTAATGTTAATGTAGGATATTTTTCCTTGACTTTTTCAAGTAAATCTTGCATTGTAATTGTTCTATTTTTCTTTATTTCATCCAATATAAACTTCACTTGGTCTTTATGAACTTTATACGCAACTGGTTTTCTATTATGTCTTTTAATTTCACCATCTTTATTATATTTATCAACCCATCTCATTAAACTCCGTGCAGAACATTTGAATATTTTACAAACTTCTTCTTGTGATTTGTCTTCTGTTAAATAATATTCAACCGCAGATATTGTATAATCTTCGCTTTTGTGTGTAGGCATTATATTATATAATAATTATATTAAAAATAAAACATAAAATAAGTTATTTTGGTAGATTATTCATAAAAATATTTAGGAAACTTTTTTTATGTTAAAAATATTAAATTAACTATTTAAAAATATAATATTTATATAACTTATAATATGTTAAACCAAAAAACTTATTCTTGTGGTATTTGCAATACTACACCTGACCAAATTTCTCATCACAAATCACATATTGAAACACAAAAACATAAAGATAAACGTGAATTATTTGAGTTTAAATTATCTAAATTCTCAAATCAAGAGTTAGAAGAAAAATATAAAACACATAATGTTGATGATATCATAAGAGAAATTGAAACAATAATATATACTCCACTTGATAAAACTAATTTATTAACTAATAATAAAAAATTGAAATTAAATATAATTAATAATACAAGTAATATAACTGAAGAAATGAATGCTCTAAAGAATGAAATGATAGAACAAAGTAATAGTGTTTCAAACAAAGAAGCGTTAAAAGATAAAATACACGAAATACATAATTATCTTAGAAATAATGGTGCTGGTTATGGTATGAACGCATTAAAAGTATTTAATATAATTTATGGATTAAAAAAAATACAGGAAAATGGTTTATTTCATAAAGTAAACTTGAAAAAACCAGATTGTGAATTTTCATATTTGTTGAAATTAGCAAATGAAAATAAAGATGAAGAATTGGCAGATTTAATTTTTGGACCTGTGTTGCAATCAATTTGTGATAGTGAATTAAAAGAACTTCTATTCTATGAAATACCCCAAAATATTAGAGGTTCTGTATTTGTGTATCTTATAAGAGAAATTGATAAAATTAGTATTATTGAAAAAACTTGTAATGTGTTATTATCAGGTAAAATTTATGAATACTTTATTGGTCGTGATGAGAGTGCTATTAGTGAATTAGGTGCTTATTTTACAGATAGACATATTACAAAATATTGTTTACAAAAAGCAAATCCAAAAATTAATGAAGATGGAACAATACCATCTATGATTGATATGTTTGGAGGTTCAGGCGGTTTTACAACTGAATATATAAATTATTTAAATGAGACATATCCACAATTAATAAATTGGAGCATTGAAATAAATAAAATTTATCATTATGATATGAACGAAGATGTTATTAAATCAGCTGGTTTAGAGTTCTTTTGTTTAACTGGTGTATTGCCTAATATGAATAATTTAAAATATAAAAATTCATTTACCGATGAATTTAATGAAAACAAATATCATTTTGTATTTACAAATCCACCATATGGTGGAGATAAGAATTCTAAAACTGAAGCCCAAAGCAAAAGAGACAAAGTAAAAGAATATATTAAAAATGAACTTATTAATGCTACAAATGAAGGATTAAGAATAAGAAGACAAAAACAATTGAAGAAAATAGAAGCACAAGAAAAACAAGAAAAAAAGGAACAAGATAAGACAAAAGTTTGTGTTCCTTCTTGTAGTGCCAGAATTCAAAAATTTGCAAAAGATAATAATTTAAAAGGCAATGATAAAGAAAGCTGTTCTCTTATGTTATTAATGGATATTTTAGAAATAGATGGAACAGCAGTCGGCGTTTTGAAAGAAGGAGTATTCTTTAATAAAACATACAAAGATTTAAGAAAATGTTTAGTTGAAAATTTTAATGTTAGAGAAGTTATTAGTGTTCCTCAAGACCAATTTGAAAATACCTCAACTAAAACTTCAATTGTTATATTTGATAATACTGAAGAAAAAACTACTGAGGTAAAATTTAGTAATTTAGAGGTAGAGAGATATCAAGAAGATAAATTTGCCGAAGTATTTGGTGACATTGTTATTATTGAAAATAAAGGTGATATTAAAGGAGTAAATGATGTATTAGTTTCACAAGCCACGAGAGAAGAATTATTGAGTAATCCTATTTGTTCTTTGAATGGTAAAGACTATAATAAAAAAATAATAGTTGTTGGCGTCGGTTATGAGTTGGTGAAATTAGAGGATATTTGTGAAATTATATGTGGAAAAAATTTACCAAAAGATAAAGCAATAAACGGTATATATAATGTATATGGTGGAGGAAATTCTTCTTATACTCATGATGAATACAATATTGAAGGATTTAATATAATATTATCAAGAGTTGGTAATAATAATATTTCATTAATTAATGAAAAAATATATTTAACTGATAATGGATTTTCATTAAATATAAAAGATGAATTAACAAAAAAATTTATAGGATATTATCTATATGGAAAAAAAGAACAAATATTTAATTTAGGGAATGGTTCAGCACAAAAAGTAATAACAAAAACTCAATTAAAACAATTAAAAGTTCCCATTCCAAAATCTCCTACAAAAATCCAAGAATGGGTAGATAAAATTTCAGCACCATATAATGAAAAGAATGAAAAACAAACTCGTATTCAAGAGTTGGAAACTTTTATTCAAGCTAAAATTAGAGACATTGGAGAAAATGAAGAATGTGATGAATTAAAATTTGATGATGTTTTGCAATATGTTAGTAAGAAAAATAAATATCGTGCTACTGATGGAAAAAATGAAGGAAAATATAGATTTTATACATCAAGTCAAGATAAAATATTATATAGAGACGATTATGAATTTGAAAATTACCATATATTAATTGGAAGAGGAGGTGTAGCATCACTACATTTAACATCTCATTTTTCGGTATCGCACGATGATGTATATGTATTAACTACAAAAAAAACAGAATATAATTTAAAATACATATTTAAATATATTAAGTTGAATATACAATTGATTAAAGATAGTTTTAAGGGTTCAACAATTAAACATAGCTCAAAAACAGCATTATCAAAAATTAAAATAAAAATCCCAAAAAATAAACAACTTATTCAAGATTTAGAACCAACCTTTCAACAAATTGAAACATTACAAACAGAAGTTAAAAAAGCAGAAGAATTATATAAAAAATATATCAAAGATTTAAGTGAAGAAGCAATTCCAAATAAATAAATTACATTACAATGATTTTATCTTC